ACCGCCGCGGCGGGGTTCTTCGCCGCTCGCGTGTAAGGGGGACGGCAGATGTCTCTCGACAACGCGATCCTCTCGTACCCGGCGACGTTCGCCGCTGGCGAGGCTCTCGACGCGAACTCGCTCGTCAAGTTCGACGGTAACGGGGCACTCGTCTACGCGGACGAAGGTGACGTGCCGGCGGGCTGGGTCAGCGAGTCCTACGCGCTGGCCGCGCTCGTCCAGCTTCGGAAACTCGGCCCGGCTTCCCAGCTGATCGCGTCCGGCGCAGTCGCCCCCGGCGACTACGTCATGTGCGACGACGACGGGAAGGTGCAGACGCAGCACGTTCCGGCGGATCCGGGTCCGGAAACGAACACGCCGACGGAGTTCACGGTCGGCATCGCTCTCACGACCACAACGGACGACGGCGACACGATTTACGTCGCCCACAAGTAAGCAAAACGTAAAAGGAGCAACAGTCCATGTCGAACGAAACGAACATCGTGGATCCGAAGCTGGAGGCCGAGGTCGGCAAGGCTGCCGACAAGGCGAAGTTGCAGCCCGTGACCGCGACCGCGGTCGCCGCGCTGCGGCGCGGTGGGGTGTCCACCGTTCCCCGGTCCCTCGGATACGTGCAGGCCCCGTTCATCGCCACAAGCCTTCTTCCCGAGGTGCAGTCCTCGCCCGACGGTTCCGAAGTCGCCTACTACCCGGTGTGGGCCAAGGAGCAGTTCGTGGTTCCTGCTGACGACCGCGTCAGCATCGGGGGCGGAACGACGACCTACGACCTGAATATGTCGTGGTCGTCCTGCGACCTCGAAGTGCGCGCCGCGCAGACGGTCGCCGATCCCCGCGAGATCCGGATCGCCGCCGCGAACAACCTCGACCTCGCGTCGGAGAAGTTCGACCTCGCCCGCGCCAAGGTCACCCTCAACAAGGAGTACACGCTCGCCACAATCCTCCAGACGTCCGGTAACTACACCACGACGTCCGCTCTGACCTCGGGCGGCACGGGTACGCGCTGGGACAACTACGCCGCCTCCGGAGGCGTTTACTACTCCGACCCGATCAAGAACATCGCCGACTACGTCGAGACGGTGCGCAGCCTCACGGGCCGGCGCCCGAACGCGATGTTCATGGGCGCTTCGGTGTGGGCGAAGGTCCGCTTCCACCCGATCCTTCGGCTCGCTGTCGGCGGAATCGCCGGCCCCCAGATGCCGATCAGCCTCGAATCCTTCGCCGCTCTCGTCGGACTCACGGTCTACGTCGGCGAAGCCATCACCGCCGCCTCGGCCTCCGGCGCGTTCTCGGACGTGTGGGGCAAGAACGTCGGCTTCCTGAACGTCTCCGAGGGAGGGTTCAAGGATCCCGGCTTCGGTTTCACGCTGACGTCCAGCGGTTACCCGAAGTCCCTACAGGAGCGGGACATCAACAAGGGTGCCGAAGGCTCGATGGTCTATCGGTACATCGACGCCTACAAGGGCAAGGTTCTTCTCGCCGACGCCGGCGCGCTCTACACCACGGTAATCACCTAATTCGTCATCAACGTGGGACGGGAGGTTGCGAGCCTCCCGCCCCTCTCTTTCGAGGAGTCACTCATGGGATTCGATCTCACGTCGGTCTTCGAGGGCGGCGCGGCCGGCATCTTCAAGGGGATCGGCGACATCATCGGCAAGTTCAAGGCAGACCCGACGGTCGCCATGAACAACGCGCAAAAGCTGGCCGAACTTGAGATCGCCACGAAGCAGGCCGAGCTACAGGCCGAACTTGCGCTGACACTCGCACAGACCAAGATCAACGAGATCGAGGCCGCGAGCACGGACAAGTTCACCTCACGCTGGCGCCCCGCGGTCGGCTGGATCTGCGCCGGCGGACTCGCGTACTCCACGGTCATAGGCCCGGTGCTCGGATGGCTCGGGCAGAACATCTTCCACTGGCAGACGCTCCCCGTCCTGAACGTCGAGGTGCTCACCACGACCCTGTTCGCGCTACTCGGGATCGGCGGCATGCGGTCGTTCGACAAATTGAAGGGAACAACGAAGTGAACGCGCTCAAGAGTCTGTTCGGTCGTCTCGGGACGTGGATCGACGAGAAGAGCGATCAGTTCCGGAACTGGATCCTCTCAATCATCGCCGAAGTGAAGTCTTTCTTCGCGAGGCTGTTCGGTATTCACAAATGAACCCCGCGTGGATTTCCGCCGGGTGCGCTTTGCTGATGGTACTGATAGGAGTCGTAATGGTGCCGAAGATGCGGAACATCGCGGACGAGAAAATCGCCAAGTTCAGCACCGACTTCAACGGGGTTGAGCAAAAGGCGCACGCCGACATCGTTTCGGCGCTCCACGAGGTCAAAGACGCCTTCCGCGAGCACAACAGCGACGCGCACGCGCACGCGAATCTCGTGATCTTCGCGAAGCTGGACGAGAAGCTGGAGCAGGTACGAAACGAGATCGTGGATCTTCGCGTCCAACTTTCCAAGCACGCTACTTACGTCAGGAAGACTTCGTCCTCATCGAGACTCGCGAGAAAGAGGCGGGGGAGCCGATGAACAGTGACTTCGCCGCTCAGGTCGCCGAAGCGGCGGGACGCTGGGATCTGGACCCCATTCTGCTCGCCTCGCAGGTCACGCAGGAATCCGCCGGCAACACCTTCGCGATGAAGTTCGAGCCGCGGTACCCGTACCTGTGGGACGTGCGGCGCGACGAGAAATTCCGGCGCCTGACGGCAGACGAGCGGATGTGCATCCAGCCACCCCCGGACTTCTTTGCGATGCCGGGCGTGTACGCGGAGACGGAGTGGATCGCGCAGAAGACGTCTTGGGGACTCCTGCAAATCATGGGCGCCACGGCGCGCGAACTCGGATACCACCGGATGTACCTGTCGGGCCTGCTGGACCCCGTCGAGGGTCTGGACTACGCCTGCAAGTACCTTGTCCGCCTGAAAAAGACGGTCAACGGCAACGAAGAGAAGATGCTGGCGGCATACAACGCCGGCCTTGGGAACCTTGCCGGGGGCGTGCGCTACGCGAATGCCGTGCTCCAGCGCGCCGGGCGTCCCATCATGGAGGCGTAAATGGCCGAAACCGCATACGCGACCGAGTCGGACCTGAATGCCGCACTCGACGTCACGACGCTGAACGAGCTAGCCGCGAACATCGGGGACGACGGGGCGACGGCCAGTGCCGTCATTCTGTCTTGCCTGACCGACGCGTCGCGCGACATCGACGCGTACCTCGGCTCGCGCTACGCGCTTCCGATCACGAATGCGGACGCGCTGACGATCCTGCGTCCGAAGTGCGTGGACATCGCGAAGTTCAAGCTGATGGAGCGGCGGTTCGCGTCCAAGTACGACCCGGCGATCTCCGAGGCGAAGAACAACGCGCTGACGTGGCTCGGGCGCGTTTCCCGCCGGGAAGCCGCGCTCTACGGTGCCGACGAGATCTCGGTGCCGGTGGTATCTCCGGATGCCGTTGCGCTCTCCGTCGGCAGCGACATCGCGATCTTCCTCGACCCGAGCGACCCAGAGTCCGGGGGTGCGCTTCTTTGATTACGATCACGATGCGGGACAACGGTCTCGCCGCGAAGGTCACGGGGATCGGTAAGCGTGCTTCCGAGCGGATCCAGCTGTTCGGCGCCGCCGGCCAGATCATGCGCGACGAGGTGCTGCCGAAGGTGTTCACGTCCGGCGGGGGAGAGAACCGCTGGCAGCGACCGCAGCTTCGGAGCGGCCCGCCGATGCTCGACACGATGCGGCTGGCCTCCTCGATCACCTACGAAGCGACCCCCGACAGGCTCGCCATCTTCACGATCGTTCCGTACGCCGGCGTACATAACCGACCGGCCGGAACGTACTACACGCACACTCCATCGCAAAGAAAGTACATCGCCGTGCCCAACCCGGCGACGCTCACCCCCACCGAGTTCCGCAGCGCGAAGCCGCGTGACTTTCCGGAGGCGTTCTTTTTGAAGGCGCCGGGCGACGATGGTCCGGCCCGCGTCGGGCCGCAGGGGCGAGGGATCTACGCGCGCGACGGCGCCGGGCGGGGCGTGGTGCTGCTGTTCTGGCTCAAAGAGAGCGTCAGGATCCCGGCGCGCCCGTTCCTGTACTGGACGCAGGACGCGCTGCGCAAGATCGGGATTTGGTGGCGCTACTACATCCTGACGGGGCGGTTCCCCGGCGGCGCGTCGTCCGTGCCGACCGTG